GCCACTGTTGTTAGTGGGGAAGGTGAGCCACTACTCTCCTTACAGGACAAGCCCGTCCTTTTGGATCCGCACACCAAGAGTGTATTTCGGTACATTGAGAATGGCACTGCCGAACAGTTCGGTAGATTGCCGGGGTTCTTGCCAAGGCCCCGCTCCAAAGTCCGTTCCACGCCGCTGCGCGAGGTTATGGAGGAGCATTTTGGTGCGCCGTGCGGATTTACGGCACCTGTAATGGACGGTTGGGAACCTTTGCGCAACAACGTGAAGGAGATGGTTGTGCCGGAGGTGAAGTACGATGCTGCGATTTTGGATCGATGCAAGCGCGCTTTCCTGGCCGAGATACTGGCCGGGCTCCCTGAGAAGTGGGAGGGCCAGTTGCTCGAATTGTCAGATCTCGCTGCTGTGAACGGTCTGCCAGGTGTCAAGTTTATCGACAAGCTCAACACCAACAGCTCCATGGGATTTCCCTGGAACAAATCGAAGAAGCAATTCCTAGATGAGATCCACACGGATAGATACCCTGATGGCGTCGACTTCCCCCCGGAGATCTGGGAGCGTGTGAGACACGTTGAAGCGGAGTATGACGCCGGCCGTAGAGCCTACCCCATCTTTATGGGACACCTCAAGGATGAGCCGGTCACGTACGCGAAGCGTGCGGCAAAGAAGACCCGTTTGTTTGCAGGAGGTCCTGTGCACTGGTCGATTGTGGTGAGGAAGACATTGCTGTCGTTCGTCAAGCTTGTGCAGGAAAACAAGTTGACGTTTGAGGCGGGCCCTGGTACGGTGTGCCAGTCCATTGAGTGGCAGGAGTTGAAAGACTTCCTGACGCAATTCGGGCTGGAACGCATCATTGCCGGAGACTACTCGAAATTCGACAAGCACATGATCGCCGATTTCATCATGGCGGCCTACTGGATCATCGCGGAAATTCACAAAGCCGCAGGACACAGTGACGCCATGTACCGGAAAATCATGGGCATCGGGACAGATGTAGCATACCCTGTGATGAATATCAGGGGAGAGCTAGTCATGTTTTACGGGACGAATCCCTCCGGACACCCATTGACGGTGATCATCAACTCGCTCGTCAACAGCTTGTACATCAGGTACGCTTTTGCTGTGCTTGGC